GACACCCGCAAATGGATTGCTGCCAAGCTACGCCCGGAGAAGTATTCTGAGAAGCTTGATTTGACACCTTCCGGCGGCACTGTTAAAATTACCATCGGCGGCAAATCTACCAGCGATGAAGGCAGCCAAGAGTCTGAGAGTGAGTAAGTTACAAACTCCAGAACAAAATGTCAGACATAGAGATTTAGATAATCCCGCGCGAGCCGTTTAGAGAGTTTATAGGCTGCAAGAACCGCTACATGACGCTTGTTTGTCATCGCCGGGCGGGTAAGACGGTTGCGAGCATACAGAAACTTATTTATGAGGCATTAACGCACGAGCGCGAAGGAACCAAGACGGCGCCCCTACGCTACGGGTATTTGGCTCCGACACTTACACAGGCAAAGCTGATAGCGTGGAGCTACGCAAAGGAATTTACCGCGGACATTCCCGGTATTAAGGTGAATGAATCAGAGCTAAAGATAACATTTCCAAACCGGGCGGAGCTGAGGCTGTATGGATCAGAACGGGCGGAGACATTACGAGGGATTTATTTCGATGGACTCCTAGTGGATGAAGCGGATGATGTCGAATCCAATACGATTTCTTACATCCTAATGCCTTGTTTATTGGATTATAGCGGCTTCCTATGCTTATGTGGCACACCTAAGGGACGCGGGAAGCTGTATAGAAACGTCCAGAGGGCTAAAGACGAGCCAAATCGCTTTGCGATGGTGCTTAAAGCCTCTAAATCCGGCTTAATCGCTCAAGAGGACTTAGACGAGATACGCGCAGAGATTGGAGAAGAAGCGTATTTACAAGAGATGGAATGTGATTTCACGGTTGCCAGACAAGGCGCAATTTATGCTCAGCACCTACAGAAAGCCATTGATGATGATAGGGTGATTGAGTATCCATTGTCTCAATCTCACTTGGTTCACACCACGTGGGATCTTGGATCTCCTAAGAATACGGTGTGCCTTTACTGGCAAAAGGTTGATCTAACATATCGGTTGATTGACTGCGACCACAATCTGGAGATGTCAACAGCGGAACGAGTAGCGCATATGCTCAAAAAGGGTTACAACTACGGACAGCACTTCCTCCCGCATGATGGAAGGACTAGAGGCGCAGATAACATGTCATTTGCCGGGAAGCTGAGAGATGCGGGACTTTTCAACGTTGAGGTTCTAGACAATGCCGGACAAGGTGCTGAGGCTAAGCGAATCCGCTCAATGCATGATCTATTTAGCCAAATATGGTTTAACAAGCCAAAGCTAGAAGGCGATGATGGTATGCTTGAAGCGCTGATGGACTACCACTACAAGGAAACCAAAAAGGACGGACGTATCACAAGCGTGATAGATCATGGGTTTGCATCTCATTTCTGCGATGCGTTCGGATATTTCGCGGAAGCTTTAATGTCTGGAAGGATGCTAGACAACCTAACTAAGCGAGGCATAGGCAGGGCGAGATCATCACTTGGCGCGTCTATGAAGCGCTAGATATCGTATTACTAAACTTGACACACCGCCACATATTGTGGTATGAACTTTTTCACCATGGGAAGTCCAAAGAAACCTAAAATGCCAGCTCCGGCGGCACCACAAGCTCAACTCGTAGACCTTCAAGCTGATACAGGCGGAGGCGCTAGCAACTTTGAAGCAGAGTTAAAAAAGAGGCGCAAACAATCGCAGACATCATTTGCTGGCGAGACAGGCGGATACGGTGGAAACACAAACCTAGGCTAAATGACAGGCGAAGCCGTTATATCAAAGCGCGATGCATTAAAGCGCTATAGATCCCCACATGAACAACTGTGGGACGAAGTGGCAGAGTTATCACTACCGCGCAAGATCTCTGGCGGAACTGATGACGGCACGCTTCCGCCGATGATTGATAGCGCCCAACTGCATGATAGCACGTTGAGAACAGCCTCATTGATGCTAGCTAATGGATTCTGTTCGCTAGTCACTCCACGCGAGGAAGTATGGCACAATTTAACACCACCTAAAGCGTTAAGAGAGAACGACAAGGTGGTAAAGTTTTATAGGGAATGCTCCGAGGAAATCACCTATCGCTTGGAGCAGTCCAATTTTTACACAGAGATTCAAGAAACATATCTTGATCGCGCAGCAATGGGAACAGGTTGCGACTTTTCCGAGTGGGATACCGAGAATGACGAGCTAAATTTCCGTCATTTGCCGATTGGAACCTACTATATCGGACAAGATCACCGTGGAAGGTGTGACAGTGTTTGTCATGAACAGCGCTATACAGCGGTTCAAGCTGCACAAGAGTTTGGAATTGAGAACCTACCGGAAGAACTTCAGAAAGAGGCGAAAGATCACAAGCGAAATGAGTCACACGTATTCGTCATCCTTGTAGAAAAGACAAGGGATTGGGAGAAGGATTCGCAATTCCCTTACGAGATGTGCTGTGTGCATGAAGACAGCAAGAAGATTGTTCACAAACAAGGGTATTACGAGATGCCAGCGCATGTAACGCGATATCTCAAGTGGGGAACGTCACCTTATGGCTTCGCACCTACATGGATAGCGTTGCCAGAGGCACACAAGTTAAGCTTCCTACAGAAACAAATGGACGTGCTTGCTGAAAAAGCTGCAAACCCGCCAATCCTTGCACCTGCAAGCTTAGAGGGTGAAATTGGAGTTGGAGCGCTCGACATTACGTACGTAAATGATTTAGATCCCAACAGATCCCCTAGAGAGTGGGCTACTGCTGGGCGTTATGACATCGGACAAGATCGTATTGAGTCCAAGAAGAAGGCAATCATGGAGATCATGCACGGTGATTTGTTCCGCCTATTTGCTCAGATTGACAGACAAATGACGGCAACTGAAGCGACATTGAGACAAGCTGAGAAGGTAATGCAATTTAGCCCTACATTCTCACGCCTTACCAGCGAATACCTTGATCCTAAGCTAAGGAGAATCTTTGCCATTCTATGGCGTCAAGGTAAGATGCCAGATGCACCGGAGGAGATTCAGATGGTGCAAGAGGATCGTTCCGTAGTAGTTCCAGTTCCAAACATTGCCTACAATAACCGTATCTCATTGGCTATCAAGGCTCAGCAAAACACCGCATATTCGGAGTTTATGGCGATTAACCAGATGGCAATCGAAATGAATCCTTCTATTCTAGATAACCTAGATGGCGATTCACAGTTTAGAGATGGTTGGCGTAATGCTGGACTCCCGGAGGATTCACTCAGAGACGAGCAAGAAGTTGATGAGACGAGACAGGCGAGAGCAGAAGCTCAAGCACAAGCACAGCAGATGGAACAAGCACAACAAGCCGCAAGTATGATTAAGGACGCCTCCGCCGCGAATGGTGGAGAGATTCCGGAAGGCATTACTGAGGCACTACAATAATGAGGAAACTTAGCAGGGATGTGGCGGATGCCGCCGCACAGGTATTAAACACAAAGAACGGTGAGATCCTAATGGGGTTTCTAGTCAAAGAGTTTGGATTGATGGAGCGTGTATATGTTCCAGACAAACAAGGCAAGGTATCACCAATCAATGCCGCTATCCGAGATGGAGAGCGTGGCGTTGTAGGATTGCTGTTTAAGCTTAAACAAAACGAGACTTTTAACGCTCATGAGGAATAACACAATAAGAATAGACGAGGAAAACTCAATCTGGCGAGGCACTAAGCTGATCGGATGGGTTCAAGACGGGGAAATCAACCTAGCTCACGGTGCATATAAGAGGCACTTGGATGAGATTGAGCTACTAATGGATCAAGATGAGCAATTTGCTCAAAAAAAAACGAATCCAGAACAGTCATTTGCAGAGGATTCCGCCAATCCTAAGACTCCAGCACACCTGTTTATAGAGGGTGAAGGCGCTTGGTATGGTGAGGAAAACCCACCAGTGGTGGAATGGCGCAAGAAATACTGGGGAAAGAAGGCATTTGATGAGAGATACGGAGACGAAACCGACCTTCTAACAGAGATTTATCTTAAACATGACATGATTTATGACAGAGACAACAGCAACAACTGATACCGCGGCTCCAGCAGCAGCGCCAGCAAGCGAAAGCACAGCAACAAACACAGCCCCTACAGGCACACCGGACGTATTCTCTGGTAGTTCTGGCGGGGAATCTGTTCAAACGTCTCCAGAGGCGTCTGCTAGCCCGGAAAGTGGTATTATCAACCGCCTCTACACAAGCGAGGGCGGATTAACAGAAAACTATACCGATCTCTTAAAAGAGGCTGGTATGGAGAACCTTACAAACACGGTAGCGAAGTATAAAAGCGCTGACGGGTTATTGAAGGGAGCAGCAAACCTAGTTAACTTTGCCGGGAAGAAAGTTGAAGGGGTAATCGTGCCTAACGAGGGATCTTCACCAGAGGAGATTGCCGAGTATAAGAAGGCTATTGGAGTGCCAGAAACCGCTACTGCGTATGATCTACGCCCGGAGAACCTTCCAGAAGGAATGGATTGGGACGCTGGTTTAGCTGAAACATGGCAGGGAGCATTCCACGAAGCCGGGATTTCACAGGAGCAAGCTCAGC